AAGACTTAAGGGTAGTAGTAAACGCGCCGTTAATGACATCAAGTTTTGTCTTCCAATTGAAATAACGAGGATTATAACCAGCGTTAAACAAATTGACAATAGACGCTTTAGGAGAATTGAAAATTTGCGTCATAGGAAGAACTTCCATACCAATATTATCAAATTCGGGAATCGGAAGAGATTCGGCATCAGTTACAAGTAGCTGACCGTCTTGACCAGTAATTGTATAATCAAGCAAAGGAACGGCATGATAAATACACATAACGACACAATGCTCGTTGGTTGTATAAGTAAATGAACCATTACCAGCACCGACACCCTTACCAGCAATAACAGCAGTATCACCTTCGCCGGCAAGATTATTATTCACAACCTCACTGATATCAAGGTTACGGGAAATACCACCGATATAGGTACACAAATTAGAAAGAGCTTGAGGCAAGTTCACACCAAAATGTTTACGTATCTGCTCACGATAATCGGAATCACCAGACTGACTGATTTCTTTCCAACGTTGAAGAGCTTCAGCTTGACGAAGTGCAAGAACTGAAAATTGAGACTGCAAAGCAGATAAATCAGAAATCAAAGGAGATTTGATGGCAACAGTAGAACCGGAAACAACGCCAGGAGTGCTCAAGCCAGTAGAACTGTTATCAGTAGTTAAAGGAGCATTCGAAACCGCAGGAATAAATTTACCATCAATAGTCTTAAAACCAGCCTTCAAATCACCACCAGGCAGCTCAAGATTAATTACAGCGACATCTCCAAATTGAGAATTCGGGAGAACACCCATCAACATATCCTTGTTCCAGTTACAATATTTGAGGTCAAACATTGTGTCGGATTTCCAGTAATCTGAAGAAGCGTCAGGCAAAGAGGGAATCAATAGAGAAGAAACACCCGAAAAGTAATCTACATTATAAGAAGAAGGATTACTATTTTCCCATTGAGACCAACGGAAAAAATCCTGATATATTTTCTGATAGGCCAGAAGGGGAAAAAGATTAACAGTATTGTTCTGAATATAAGCCTGAGTATAAGAAGACCCAGCAACATTTTTCAAAGTAGTAGACCACCAACGAGAATCGGAAGAAGGCGATGTTTTAATTAAATTTCCATAACCAAGATAACTCAGCAATTTAAAAGACAAATCCGCACGATTAAATCCAAATAAATTACGCAAATAAGACAAAGTCCCAGGATTATAAGTTCCACCATTCAAACGAGAGAGAATCAAAGAGAACTGTTCAAGGGTGACAGAAGGCAAATAGGAACCAAGGGTCAAGTTCTGCGAAAAAGACAAAGCTTGAACCTGATTGATATCTTGCATCTGGGTCAACACAGAAGGTGCGGACTTCCAAAGGAGGCGCAACGGAACAGCATAGAAATCAAAGTATTCACGCAAACGGGTATAAGCAGAAGTTTCAACGGGCTGAGTACGGGTAAAATACTCAACGTTGAACTTGTACTTATCACCAGGCATGGAAATATCCCAATAGACAGGGAGAAGCTCACCAACTTTCGCAGTAAATGCATTTTTACGTCCAATATCAAATCCGGAACGGTGAGGATGATTTTGAAGATTGGACATTCCAGTGTAAGAAGCCATAAATTTTTTTTTTAAAATTAAACATATCAGTCATGATAAGAAAAAATACCAAACGAATCATTAACACTCTTGTGTTTGACCTTATCCCGACATTTCATCAATGCAGCGGCAGCCAAACGACGAACAAGAGGTAATTCCTCATAAGGTTTTACCTTATCGCGAGCAGACCTATCATAACGGAAGGAGTAGTTACGAAGCTCAAAGTCTACCAAATCCTTGTCATTAGCATCTTCCAAGGTTTGATAGAAATCTACAAGACGGTTGTAATCATAACGACTCCAAAAATTAACTATTTTCTCGGAGATAATACGCAGGAACCTCTCTCGACCAAAGAGTTCTCCTCCCGGAGTGCCGCTGGACCAGAAAAGTTCTGAGCATCCGTCTGTTGAATATGTTCGAATAAATTTCGCAATTCCGAGAAAAAAGCGGTATACGCGGGAGAGACGATGAGTAGTTTCCAAATCAACACCATCGTACAAACGACATTCAGAAAGAATGAGAATATCACTATGCGGTAAACGTTCTTTAGGCGTAAGAATATTTCGCTCGTCATTTCTTTTTCCATAATTATCTACATAATTTAAATACTGTTTACAAAAAGATAAAATACTTTGTTTAAATGGAGTATTCTCGTTAAAAGGGTCACAAGTTATATCTGCACATCCGCTACAAATGACTCGTTGGGGCGCAGTGAACGCAGAATATAATAATTGGTAAACACTCGATGGAAGTTTACGAATAGGGTCCGAAAATCGGGGGAATAATCGAAGGAGATACGGCCAAGTAGGTTTAATTGTACGAAAATATCCATCGCGCTCAACGCGGACTCCATCAAGGCACTTATCGGTAACTTCGTCAATTTCGGCAATTCGTACCTTTCGAGGAAAGAGATTTGATTCTGTAAATCCAATGGAATGGAAGGACTTAGGTCGCACCACTTTTGGCATTTGGATATAAAAGTCGGGTAAAGCGACAAAACTATTAACATACGACGCAACATACGGAGCTGCGAATCCTCTCGAAAGTGATGCATCACAACGTCCGTAAGACCAAGCTTTAGATACATTTTCAAGAATAGTTTCCGAGAATCGTTCGGAATTGGAAAACAATAACAAATGCCAATGCGGGCGGAGAGTGGTAGGGCCGTATTCTGATACAGCGTAGTAACGTAATTTTTCATCCGGGTAATAACTTCTTAAACGTTTTAAAAACAAATCAAGGTCACGATTACAAACATAAGGAATCCTATTGGGAACAGTATGTTTAATCTTTTCAAGAATAGATAAAAGCTCCTTAGGTTTCATGCCATAAGTAAACCGAACTTCAGGGTCTTTGAAAGTGCGTTCGACGGTAGAATTTTTCAACTTAACAGAAGCGGAACGAGGAACGCTACGAAAACCAAACAAATAAGTGTTAGGGTCATCAGCGTCCAAGTCATTAATATTGGGAACACAGGACACATCCGCAATATCGTCCGTGCAAGTCTCAAGAATCGAAACCTCCAAAGTAGGAAGAAAACGAGGAGCATAAGTAAGAGTAACAAAATAAACGTAACGGAATTGAGCAGAATAAGTAGTAAGTAAGTTTGTTTGAATCCCGGAACGACGAAGAACACAAGAAGGGCAAGAACCACAAGACACAAGAACAGGCTCATGTGTATACTTGTTGACAACCGTACGAGGATGTTGACAACGAGTCACTAGCTTATTCTGCAATTCCTTAGTAATCATTTTCTATCAGTAAAATCAAGTTTCATTTGACGAGGCTTACGACCACGAGCAAAAGAAATATGGATAAATGTACGATATCTTATAAGTTGGTCAAATTCGAAGGGGGAATCTTCAACCATCGAGAAGAAAACACCAATTGGAAAATCAATAGGTGCCAAGTCAATGGCATCTCCAGTCAAATGCTGAGAAGTTTTAGAACCATTACACGCTTCATTCTGTGCTACAGTGCGAAGAGAAGAGGTAACAGAAAAATGGATATTCCGACGGAGAAGCCATTCAACAAATTTCATTAATTCAGGATTCATGACTTACGAAAAAATTTGGGCAATAGACGTAAGAAGACTGACAGCAGCTGCAATAATAGCAGACCAGATTTTAGATTTAGTTTCACTTTTCATTGGGAATTGCTTTAAAGGTTGAACATTGAGAGATGATAAGAATACAATCCGGACGAAGATTTGAAGAAACAAATGCAGAAACTTCGTCAACGGGTACAAGAACAGTTTCGTTCTGGTTAGGGTTTACCTTTGACTGAATAGAACACAGATAATACTTTTCCATAAAATCAAAAATTTAAATTAGACATTGTTTTTTAAAGACAGAAGCAAAGATATGAATAAAGATTTGAAAAAAACAAATGGTCATGCAAATTATTAACATAAATAAACAATAAGCTATGCGGGTGGTAGGCTGGTCTGTGAGTTTGCGCATATAAGACAAGGAGAGACTGAAAGCTATGAGGTAAATAGCTTTCCCTTCGGGCAAACTCATGTAGGCTACGCCAATTTATATATTTAGGTGTTTAGCGGCGACAGAAGAGAAAGGCTCTACGGGAAATTGCTTACGCGTTGCAAGCATCAAGCTTCAAGGAAGGCAGTACTGTAGCCTAACGGCTCTGATTTCAGTCCTACGTCCCGAAATTCAGGAGGTGTATAACCACGCTACGCGCGGTTGCCAGAAGTTACTCCAAATAATAAAGCCCGGCGCGCATCACTACGAACCGGACTAGAAAAACGAAAAGAAGCACAGGATTAACGAATAGAGCGAAAAACTCTATGAGGTAAGAAATTTCCTACAGTATTACCAATACTAGTTCCATAACCTACCCATTTATCAGAATCAAAATACTGATACTTTTTCTTTTCATTTCGAGCATGATACCAAGACTCAATATTCTTACTACGAGCATTATCCTGAGAAAGACCTAGTCGAAATTCCTCATTATGATAAGCGGCAGAAGATTGATTAGCCGCAATATTAGCAGCAATTTGAGACTCAGCAATACGAGAGGCAACCTTATTAGAAATATTCTGACCACGCGTACGAGCGGCAGCCAAAGCTTCCTCAGCTATAGCCTTTTTAGCGTCAGCATAAGAAAGATAGCCAGAAGCCATGCGCTGGTAGTAATCTGCAGCCTTAACGTTCAAATCAAGCTGTTGTTGTTGGTCAAGATACTTATTTAAAACGCCTTTAGCTTCATTGTCAAGAAGCATACCAGAATGCTGTGCACGCATAACAAGACCTGTCATAGCCATATTATTAACTTCCTGCTGTTCCTTGGCATAACCAAGCTGAGCACGCGCCAATCCGGTAGACTTCAAATAACTACGAGTCTCATCAGTAAGTTTACCCCAATCGATATTAGAAAGGGTTTCCATAGCTTTAGCATCAGCAAGCTGTCTAGCGCCTTGCAATTGAGATTTTTCAGATTGCATAAGCTCATACTGGAAAATATTACCAATAGAAGAACCAATACCAGAATAATCAGCCTGGAAAGGTTGCATGGTAGCAGAGCCTGCAGAAGAAGCAGAAGCTCCAGGACCAACAGACTGAGCAGCACCAGCAGAACCACCATTCATCATCAGATAAGGATTTAAACCAGCTTCTTCGAGGCGTTGACGTTGCGCGGAGGCAGTATTATATGCGTTTTCCTTGTTCCACATATTTTCCTGAAAATCGCGCTGCTGCATTGCCATACGCTCGTTAAACTGGTTGTTCATTTGATTTATCTTATAATTCATCCGGTTGGTTTCCTGGACATTTTGTCTGTTCTGAGAATTTTGGACAGCAGAAGAACCAATGCCAAGGAGACCACCGGCGATTGAACCAAAAAGACCCATTATTCAGAAGATGCAGATTCAGCGGAAGCAGCAGCCGCTTTTTCTGCTTCTTGTTTAACAGTTTCAGCTTCAATTAACTCTTGAGCTTGAGATTCGAGATGTTCAGCATAAGCCGACAGCTCTTTAGACCAAGCAATAATTTCAGAAAGAGCCTGAATATGCCGGGAGCGAACCGTTGCCAAAAGGTCATCATCAGACATCTTATCCATAATTTGTTGAATCTGAGAAGAAGATTGTTTACTTTGACCAAATTTGGAAGCAACAGCAACTCCAGCACGAGAAGCCAAATCCTTATTATGAAGAATTAAACGAACATCAGAAGTGTAACGCACAGGACGAGCTTTATCAGTGTCATCAATTTCAACACGAAGCTGTTCAGTAGAATCAAATTGGGGAGCAACGGCAAAAGCGTCCGGAGTAACATTAGGAATGAGCTCAGAACCTTGTTCCAAACATTCCAAAGAATTAAATTTTCCTATCATAATCAAAACAAAAAATTAGTAAGGTACACCATCACGAGACAAATTACGAACAACATAACAACCAATATAAGAATTAACCAGCAATTGGTCAGTATCCCAAGTAGAATTAACAGAAACTCCAAATATTGGGTCAAGAACAGAAGGATTAACCTTAAAGAACTTATAGTTCAAAACTACCTTATTAGTCGGATTAGCATCACCTTCATTATAACCAAAGCCGAACCATCCAGAAAGAAGAGATTCAGTAACAGGGGAAACCCAAGACTTAAGGGTAGTAGTAAACGCACCGTTAATGACATCAAGTTTTGTCTTCCAATTGAAATAACGAGGATTATAACCAGCGTTAAACAAATTGACAATAGACGCTT